CGTCTTGGACAAAAACAACCGCGTTCATAACTGGATATTGGATGCCGCTGCCAGAACCGCCGGAGGTGAAGTGATGAGCGAAGAATTGAAACCCTGCCCCTGCTGCGGTGGCATCGCCAAAGTGCAGTTTGAGGTATACGGAACCTGGGTGCGCGTGTTTTGCGTAAAATGCGGACTGTCTACCCTCAGTGTGCCTTGCAAGTATGTCGACCCAACGCCCGCGGTGGAATTGTGGAACAGGCGGCAGGCCGCTTAGTTTTTTACTCAGTAAGGAGGAAAAAATGCAAGAAACTGCAATTGTCAAAGGCTCCATCCAAGATATCGCGGTTAGCACCGGGAAGTCCATCGCGGAAATATTTTCTTCCGCTGAAATTGTAACCATCGTTGATGTTTCCGGTTCCATGCTTACCCAGGACTCACGCGGCGGGAAAACCCGCTACGCGGTCGCATGTGAAGAACTGGCAGCAATCCAACGGGCGCGCCCGGGGAAGGTCGCGGTTATCGCATTTTCGGACCGCACGGAGTTTTGCCCGGGAGGTGTGCCGATTTTGATTGGAAACTCAACGAATCTGTCGGCGGCGCTAAGATTTGCCAAGTTAGCGGATTTGCCCGGAATTAGCATCATTGTCATTTCTGATGGTGAACCCGATGACAGAGAAGCCGCAACCGCCATAGCGAGAACATACATGAACAAAATATCCACCATTTACGTCGGTCCGGAAGACCGCCCGGCTGGCAGAGACTTTCTCAGTAAGCTGGCAAGCGCGACCGGCGGACAAACGCTAACTGCTGACCGCGCAAAAGAGCTGGCGGCGTCCATTGAAACACTTTTACTGAAGGGCTAAACTGTGCAACTGGACACAGTATTAGACAAATTGAAAATACCAGCCGTAGATCAAGCTGAGCTGCTGGCTGAGTATGGCGCGCTGGACGGGGATATCTGGAATGAGGAGCTGGAAATTATTGCGATGTCTTTCCAGCTAGACCAACCCCCCAGCGGCGCGGCTCTGAAGTGCTCCCCATGGCGGGAAATTTGGCTTGAAATGGTCATAAACAGCAGACCAGTCCGGGAAGCAATCTCGGAAGTTATGGTCCACCTGCCGCCGGGTCTGAGCCTGGCTGTGAGCGGGCTGATTACCACCATGGCGGCGAAGTTGGGAACGAACTACCAACGACTAAAGCTGGGCGCAAGATTTTCGGCTGCCCGCGCGAAACGCCTTGGCAATCCGCTCATCAACCCGCCGGACCCGAAATTGCAGGACGCGCTGGAAGATATCCTCACACCGGTCAAAGGAGTATCGGCGGGAATACGGCTTTCCAACGCGGAATCGCTGCTGCTGACCTGGCTGGATGAGAACGGAAAATTCATCCGCACGCCTGAGGGAGAGCTTTATTACCTCTGGAAAGATAAGCACAGACTCTTTGAACTGGACACCGAACGCTGGCATGCCTGGCTGCATGAACTGACGGGGGTAAATCCAGCCTCGACCAGCTTTTCTATCCTGAGTAATGCGTGTAAGACCGCGGCGATCCTGAACAGCGAAATCAAAAACGTGGTGCGCCTTGCATATTATGACAATGACACGAAAATCCTTTGGATAAGCCGCTTCGACGGCAAGGTCTTTTGCCTGGATGGCGACCGCATCACCCTGATGAACAACGGCGAAGGTCCGATTATTTTTGACGACCTGCACATCTGGGAGCCGTACGAGCCCGACTTCAACGCCGCGGAAAACGCTCTATCGCTGGTGGCGGACATTCCAAACTGGAATAAAGCCAAACACGCCTGGGCGTACCAGGTATGGACGCAAAGTCTCTTTTTCAATGAGCTTTGCCCGACCAAACCCATGATGGTGCTGTTGGGGGAAAAGGGCAGCGGCAAAAGTATGGCTCTCCGGCTCATCCTACGCTTGCTCTTTGGTCAATGGGCGCAGGTGAGCGGCGTGCCGACAAAACCAGATGATTTCTCAGTAACAGCGAGCCACTATCACCTATACGCGATGGATAATCTGGATACGATGGAACCGTGGCTGCAGGATAAACTGGCGCGAATTTCGACCGGCGCGATGGATGAATATCGAAAACTCTACACATCCAAAGAACTCGGCATTCTCAAATACCGCTGCTGGATCGCGGTGACCGCACGTACGCCGGACACTTTGCGACGCGACGACCTGGCAGACCGCCTGCTGATTTTGCCCCTCAACCGCGTGGATGATGACGACCGGCGGCGGGAGTCGCTGTTCCTTACTGAGATAGATGAACTGCGCAACGCCTGGTGGGGCGATATCCTTACAAGCCTGAACGCGGTCGTCAAAGAGTTACAAGATAGCACACTGCCCGCAATATCTTCCCTCCGTATGGCTGACTGGGAAGCATTGGGGCGGCTGATGAGCACGCAAGCTGACAAAATTGACCTTTGGGACGAAATCGTTACAGACCTCAAACTCGCGCAAACCAACTTCCTCGCGGATGGTGAAATCGTTATCGAAGCGGTGGATACCTGGCTGAATGACAGCAGCGTATCTGGTCTGCAGCTGGTCAAAAACATTGACCGTTGGGTGACCGCGCGTGAGCTTTATACCGAAGCGCAGTCATTATTGTTTGGCTCTAACAAGCCCGATAGCGATTGGCCAAGGTCTGTGAAGGCATTTTCAAGACGTTTGAATAATGTGAAAAGTGTTTTGGAGAGTCGGTTTGGAATGGATACCAGAATACTTCACGGACAGACGCAATATCTTTTTGACCACGCTTAAACCTTATACAAGGATCTTTTTAATGAGCATTAAAAACAGCAAAAACAGTGAAATTGGGTGGATTGGGTGGATTATAAGAGCCGTTTCCATTAAGTTTCTATTTTATAGTGGTGTATTAAGCGTTAATATGCACCGTTTCTTTCCCCTAACCTTATACAAAAATGTAAATGTAAATGATTTTAGAAAGTTAATGAAAACAGCCTTTCAAATCCACCCAATCCACCCTTTTGGAGCTATTTCACCATGTTAGCCACCGAAACGCGCCCGGGCATTGATCTGTCCACAGTTTTCTGGTTTGTGCATCACGGCTTCTCTGTTATCCCGTGTCATCTGGGGAGCAAGGTGCCAAAAATCAAATGGACCTTATACAAAACACAGCTGCCTACTGAGGACGAACTGACAAGATGGTTTCGGATACCTTGTAATGGCGCGGTGGTAACAGGTACAAATAACCTTGTCGTCATCGATTTTGACGATGTTAGCGAATATGTACGTTGGTCCCAATGGGCAGCTGTTGAGGGCAGCGGGACGGCGAAAATTATTCTGCACAATGCGTATAAAGTGCGTACTGCACGGGGGCTGCATGTGTATACGCGCTGCGTTGGGGATATGCGGAATTTACACTTCGGGAAGATTGACATCAAGGGGCGCGGCGGGCTGGTGACACTGCCAGGGTCTGTGCACCCCAGCGGTGCCATTTATACGGAATACCAGGCGGGCAGTTTCCCGACCTGGCATTCTCTTACTGAGTTATTCCCGGAAGAGACGCTGAGATTGGCGGAGAGAGCAGCGGCGCCTGTGCGAAAAGTGAATTGGGAGGTCGTTGACCGTACGCCCGCCCAGGTTTTGGATATGAAAATTGGCGTGAATATCGAAGAGGTGAAGAAGGCGCACAGGATCGAGGATTATCTGGGCGAGATTTTGTTTACGGGTGAGCACTGGGGACTGACTTTATGTCCATTCCACGAGGATAACAACCCGTCGTTCTGGGTGGATACTGAGCGGCAGTTATGTGGATGTTTTTCGGGCTGCACGGCGAAGCCGCTGGATGTTGTGAATTTGTTTGCCAGGTTGAACAATCTGAGCAACACGGATGCGTTGAGGATATTGGGAGGTGGATGATGGATACAACAATTAGAGAGATGGTTTGGGAAGCTTTACAGAGAAAGGATGCGTATAAGTATCGGGTCATCAATGACATCACTCAAGAGTCGTTCATTGTCGAGGGTCCGAGCCTTACGGGCTGTCGGCTGATTGCGGATGCGGAATGTGAGCGGCGTGGCTGGAAACTTTGGGACATGCGGAGTGAGGAAATTGGATGATGAGCGAACCAGCGGCGCGACTGTACGAATGCGGCGATGTTGTTACGTGCCCGAAGTGCGGTCAAGGGATTGGACGGGAGTTTGCGATTGACGGGGTTGTCTTCCTGGAATGCGGGAATGTGATTGTTCACCGGATGGATGCGCATTGCAAGCAGTGCGGTGAGCCGCTTTATTGGGTTGTTCCGGATATAAAATTGCGCAGGTTGATAAAACGGGTTCTGGAAGCGCGTGAAAGGAAATAATCTTTGAAAGATTTTGGTACACTTGTGCTATAATGAGAAGTAAGTAATTGAATAGGAATACCGGAGTTTTCCACCCGGGACAAATCGCATGAAATGGCGGTACGTTCCGGGTTTTTTGATTAACTGCTATGGAGGCGTGAAAATGGAATGGAATGAGATTGTATCTGGGGTGCCGCTGATTTTCGTGGTCATGGGGCTGGTGGAACTGACGAAAGCCTTTGGGGCGTCGGGCAAGCTGCTGACCGGGCTCAGTATGGGCATTGGTCTGGTCATTGGCGTGTTATATCAACTCAGCCTTGGTGTGCCGGCTGGTTTTGCGGGATGGTTCAGCGCTGCGATTTACGGGCTGGCGCTGGGCATTACTGCGAGCGGAGTGTATAACGCGGTACGAAATGCCGCGAACCCACGTGTGGGTTAAGCCTATGGAGACGGTGCCGTTCACGGCCTGGGAACAGGCAGTATTTGTTTCCCTTTTTATTGTATTTGTAGGCGCGCTACTGGCGTGGTTTACGAAACAGAATGACAAATGGCAGCGGTTCATTGCTGAAATCGAGGAAAAGTGGCGGCAGTTCAGCCGGGAACAACGGCAGGAAAACAATGCTTGTATGGGTGAGGTCAAGCAGAGTTTGATAGACCTTACGCACGTTACCCGGGGGCTGGTGGCTGAGGTGCGCGAAATGCGCGCGGGTAGTCAGCAGTTCTATCAGAGCTTCCACGAGCATGACGCGCAGGCAAAGGCGCTCATAAACGAAGTCAAGGCGAATGGCAAGCCAGCGCCGAAGCCGAGAGCGAAGAAGACGGTTGCGAATGACGGTCAATAACTCCGGTGGGCGTGAGTGTTTGTGGACGTGGTCGCGATTATTAGTTAAGACGAGGGTGATTTGGGAAAGATAAACTGGACTTTGCAACAATTCAATATTGACGAACTCACGGATTATTACAAGAATCCGCGTTCGCTTTCTGAAAAAGAATTTAAGCAACTCAAGACTTCGCTTGACAAATTCGGCATGATCGACAAGCCGATTGTGAACGCTGATTCCGCTAACACTATCATCGGCGGACATCAGCGCAAGCACGTTCTGGAAGCGTCCGGCGTGAAAGAAATTGAGTGCTGGGTTCCAGACCGCGAGTTGAGCGACAAGGAAGTCGAAGAGCTGAACATCCGCCTGAATAAGAATACCGGCTCATGGGACTTTGACGTGCTGGCGAACAATTTTGAGCTTGACGATTTGCTGAACTGGGGCTTCGATAAACACGAACTCGATCTGGATTTATGGCAACCTGAGAGCGAAGAAGCAGAAGACGAGCCAGTTTCAGACGAGGAATTGATTAACCGTGTGCCAGACGCCGTATGGGGAAGTGATAATCTCTATGGCATTCCTATGCTTGACTTGAACATGCAAGCGGATCATCTTGAAGCACCTTTTGCCGGTTGGGGTACAATGGCGCGTAAGAATAAAATGACTGGCACTTATCACTTCTACGTTGAAGATAACCGTTTCGAACAAATATGGCGTAACCCGATAGACGTTGCTAATTCAGCATGTTATGCACTGGTCGAGCCTAATTTTAGCGTTTATGCTGATATGCCAAAAGCAGTGGCAATTTGGCAGATGTTTCGCAAGCGTTGGTTAGCACGCTGGTTCCAGTCGATAGGTATTCGCGTCATCGTTGACTTGAACATCGCACACCGACACGATGATTTGCGTTTTATCGGCGTGCCTGAGGGCTGGAAGTCGTATTGCACACGCGCTTATTCGGCACGGCTGGATGAAACGGTCATCGAGTACGAGCAAGCGGTCAAGCACGCTGGGGGCGGCACGATTCTATTCGTGTGCTACGGCGGGGGTAAGAAGGCTGAAGAGTTGGCAATGGAAAAAGGCTGGATTTGGTATCCAGACCAACAAACACAATTCGCTGGAGGTAAAAGAAATGGCTAAAGGGAGTGGCAACGCAATCGGCGCAGGAAGAAGTAGATCGAGAATCAACCGCACAATGACAACGGCTGGCAGAACTGGGGCATCCCGTACTGGGGCTGGGCGTGTAGCGAGAATCTTAAGAGGCCAAAGTGACTTTGCT